TATTGTTGGGAATACTGAAGCAAAGAACTCGTCCCAGTTCTCAACAAAAGCTGTTTCATCTATGTATAGGAATGATATAGATTTACCACGAATGGCACTTGATGACGTTGAGCCAGCTATAATCTTACAACCATTTTCAAACTCAACAGAACCTTTGTTCCATTCGATCACGCCCTGTTGTAACCACTTAGGCAATGCTTCATATGCTATCTTGATTCGATCTAGAATCTCACGAGCAGCATCGCCTTTGTTGGCGAGTAGAGCACAAGTCTTGTGGTCGTTGAATAATACGTAGTGTAATATAACTGCAACCGCAGTTGTAGTCTTACCTGCTTGTCGTGAGGTTACTACAGCCACTCTTCGATTATTGGTTATCTTTTCGACAATCTCTTTCTGATAATCGTACATCTTGATTGGAATAAGACCGTGGTCAACGTGTACAATTTGAATGTATTTCTCTGAGAAGTATACTGGATCTTGAGCGCATTTAATGAACTCTCCAACCATATCCTGAGTAAACTCAATAGGAGTACCCTTTCTCTTTAGGTTGGCGTTACCGTTATAGCCTCGTTCTAGCAACTTAGACATCTTTAGTTTTCATGTCCTTTATCAGTTGCTGTAGCTCGTTCGTAGAGCCTACGAATAGATTATTATTCGTCGTTAAGCCTTTAGGTACTTCTCCATCACCAATCTCAGATTCAGCTTTGATTTTATCTGTAGACATCTTAACGAGGTCTTTGTTTGCGTCAACAAGCGTCTTCATGATTGTTGAAACAACCTCATATGCTCTTGGGTGCTCGGATGCCTTTGCCACGTCGAGCATCTGCTCTAACGCCTCTGTTCCAGACTCGATTACGTTATAAAAGTTGCTTCTAGCATATTCATAATCTTTGTCTATCTTGTTGTCAGTGGGAACTTCTACTCGTTCAATTACTTTCCCTTCAACTACATCATCCAGAGGCTCAAGTCCTAAACTTTTACCTATCTCATCAATCATAATATTAACTTCCGTCCTCTGTTCCATCTCCGTCTACTATCTGCACAATATACTCCCACTCTTCTCCGTTGGTTGGAACCGGAGTTACTTGAGAAAAAGATGGTATGGAATTACCATTCGCTGTGAATATGTCACCAAGTTTATATACGTTTCCTGTAAGGGATGATCCAGTAAGATATGTATTCCAATCGGCTTGAGTACTGGTTCCAAAATCATATATCTTGTATTTTTTACCAGATTCCAGTACAGTAGAACTAGCAGTTGCTGTCACAGGTATAGTCTCAACCTGAACAGTTATTTGCTCCCCACCCTCACTATCTACTAGTGATGGATATAAGTCAACGTCAACAAACTTGATTCTCTTCTTCTCTGTCACTGGCCCATAGAAGAATGCCTTCATTGTAAAGTTCAGTGTCCAGACCAATGCTCGTCTTGTCTGAAAGTCTGATTCATAGTTGTCTTCTTGAGATACACTATTCAGGACAATAGGAATATCAACATACTTGTTAATAGCATCTATCGTCTTAACACTTACAGTACAATCTGGCTTAAAGTACGGTAGTATCTGTTCAAGAATCTTCATACCATCTTCATTGTACTTTGTCATGATATTAAGTTGAAACTCGATATCATATGGAGCAGGTGAAAACATAGTCTGTAGTGTGCCTGATGAAGTCGTTCCTGAGACCGTTTTATTCAAGCTACCTAGCTTTCTCTCTGCACTGTATGTCATGCCACTAATTTCAAATGACATTCTAGGTAGAGTCATAGCAGGAGCATCTAAGTTGGGATCTTGCTCTAGTTTAGCGAGCATCTTCTGCATAGGTGCATAGTTAATAGGCACGACCATCTTCTGTATTGCTGTGCCTGCGTTGTCCTTTCTAGTGATCTCTATGTCGTTAAACATCGTGCCAAAAACAGCAACATATCGTCTAGTAGATTCGTTATAAAAATGATTACCGTACATTAGAATATATCCTCACCGAATGGATTACTTTGACTGAAATCGATTATGTTGTCAGATGCAACACCTGTATTCTTATCGATAAAGTTTTCGAATGTTGTGTTGTCTGATAATGCATCTGTGGGAACCTCGATCACTCTCACTTGTTGACCATCTACAGACAATTCTGTTGTGCTATATGATGCAACAACATTCTGATATGCATATTGTGCAGAAATACTGTACCCGTTTACCTGCATCATTGCTCCCCATATTGTTACACTAGAAGCGACTCCACTTGAGTTGAGTACTCGTAATGTAGCATTGCTATAACTAAAGCTTTGATCTCTAATCTCAATTCTTTGCCACGATGTTGACTGTGGAATGACCATTTCTGCGCCAACTTGCGTTACGTCTGCTCCATTAACTACCTGTAGCTTCAATCCAGGCCCTGAATTTTTAACGTAGATAGAGCCTATAATGCCGTCTGGACTAGGTGAACTATACGAGTTTGTAGAAACAGCACTAGGTAAATTACTAAGCTCAATCGTTACAGCGTTATTCGCTCCCAGTGGATCTACTTGATTTGATCCAGTGACTGTAGAATTCGCCAATGTCCAACCGCTTCCTATACCTGCTTCTATATCTCCGCTATGTAGAACTATGTTATATTGTGTCGACCCATTTAATGCTTTATATTCGTATGTGCCCGTAGTTGAGGGTGTAAACTTCGTGTATGCTCCTGCTGATCCAAGCGTTCCGCTGGTTGTGACGCCAGTAGCTTCTGTTGTTGTCCCTGTATTGTATATGGACAGTCTAGCGAACTTATTGGATTCGTGACTTTGATCGAATGTATATTCAACACCCCTCTTGAGTTCTACAGCTTGTGACAAGAGTACTGCACCTTTCTGATCAGAGTCCTTAATATAGAACTGATATCCATCATTAACTTGAACACTATATGTATTCTCGGATGCGACAAGACTGGTGAATTGATTGACTCCATCAAATCTAGTATCTATGAATTTTTGACCAGTGTTGAATCTCTCGCCACTATACTCGAATAGCTCTGCTCTCAGATCGTATGTCTGTAGTGAGCCCATTTGATAGAAGATAGATTCGTGCTCAACGTGCTGAATCTCGAACATCTTATTGTTGAGTGGAAGATAGATTATATCACCCTCAAGCGGTCTGACGTTTTCTTCGTAACCACCAACTTCCGACTCGTATGTTCTTTTAGCAATAGTCATGGTGATCGAATCACGAATCTCAAGACCAAACTTAGATAGGAAGTCACCCTCACCTTCAAAGCCATCAACACTCTTAACATACATTTCTGCCATGTACGCATCATTAAATGTCGAGATATCGTCTTCATTGAGGATGTCATCTTTTCCGACTAGAGTTCTGGGTATATACCAGACATCCATTCCGTAGATTTTTATCGACTCAATGACCAGATCCTCGACGAGGTTTTGCTCACCCGAGTTTTCAAAGTTATCAAAATAATAATTTTTAGCCACTTTTTTATCCTATCATATCGACTGAGGGTAGAGAATAGCTGTTATACATCTCTTCTTCTAGCTTCTGTATCTCTTCTCTAGCATCGTTTAAAATTTGTTCACCATTGAACTGAACATTGCCGGGTAGGGTCATGCCGTTAAACTTGGTAAGGTTCGAACCCCACTGATACTTGATTTTTGCTGTAGCATAATTCTGTAGAAAACGATCTTTCCAAACATCAGAGTATGTTGCAGGATCGACAATTGAGTATGCTTCAATGACGATGTATTGGCCGACAACAAGTGTGTTCCAGTCCATATCTAAGTTTATTCTGTCTTGATGTCTATTATATCGCATGGGAACTGCACCAACGAGAAGCTCTTCCATTAGCTGTAGGTGTGACATTGCCATTTGAAAGGTTATTAGCTCAGAGCTAACTATATTGTGAAGATTTTCTAGTATGAAATGATACTTCGCATTAAATATGCCAGATCCTATCGATGTTGTAGAGTTTGGAGTGAATACGTTAACTGCTCCGATAATATTTTCAGGAACGGGAATATATTCAAGCTCAAACGATCCTTGATGTATTGCTGTTACTTCTTTTACTGCACCATCACCGATTTTAGTCTGATACGTTTCACTTGTGACATTCTTTGCTACGGTAAATGTTCCAGAGCTAGGCTTTTTAAAGTATAGTCTGTTTGCAGTCAGGTCTATAGCACCGACAAGCATTTGAGCAGTAGCAGCCGCATTACCGTCCGCTGCGTCTACCTCAGATACGGCATCTCCTACTGCAAAGTCGCC